TTATAGCTCCGAAATGTTAGAGTGAAGGTGGCATATGTGGTTCTGAACAAAATAATGAAGTATCATATTTTGCCGGGATACAGCATGGATAAGTTGTACTATAATAACCACATTCAAATGTGTGTGCTGCAAGACATCCGTCTAGAGGAACATCTTCTCCATAAGCGCGTTTATCCATTTCATATTTAAGATCAATCGCTCCAATTCTCATTCCGGCACCACCATCACCATTTGCAGTCTTAGCCCAACCCATTGAGTTTACTCCAAGTGGGAAAGGATGTCTTCCATCACCACTATCTTGAGTTAGATACCTAAGAAGTTTTCCATCAGAAATTCTGATCATCATTACATAAGCACCTGATCCGTAATAATATGATGAACAGTATGCCCAAGCATACTTACCATCACTACTTACTTGCCATCTAGCTCCATAAACTCTACCTTGCTCATAACCATAAGAGGTAGTCCAAGAATAAGTATGATGATAGTGTCCATTCTGAGAGAGTTGACCATCAGTCTGTCTCTGATCATGTGTTTGATCTGATCCTTTCCATCTCCACCAAGCAGCTCCATTACTTGGAGTCATAACGAAGACTACGATATCTCCATTATCACATAAGAATGGAATTGGTCTATATCTAGTTTCATTAGTACTAGATTGCTGATCATAAGAAGTCCAAGTATCTATCTGTTGATATTCAGTAATGTTTGCGGAATTATTGAAATATTCGTGAAGAGAACTATCATTATTGCTCTCGCTTTGTGAAGAAAGACTCTCTGCATATATGTCCTTATTATTATGTGCAAAGGCTCGCAAATCCGGAACATTGTTATAAACAATGGGTTTATACCGACCATTGCTGGTGGTCATAATTACACAAAACTTATTTGTTTTTTTGTTATAACAACAACCGCCATAAGTTGATTCGTAAGTTTCAGCATTACCATCTCTATTCTCAAAAGATCTAGGAAGTTCAGTTTGCTGTTTATACCTTCCATTAAATCTAGAATTATAATAATCACTTGCCGATCTGGACATAAACATCAACTGGTGCGCTGTGTTACCAGATTCAGTGGAAAAAATTGCATAATCTTGATGCGTTTCATTTACAATAGGACAACAATCCCTGAAACCATAAGCTCTATACTGAGTTCCATTATCACGACCAGCTACGTTCCAACCGCCCATGTTGCCAGCACCAGAACCACTAGAACTATGAGACATATGTCCCAAGTATCCTGTCATACAAGTATGGGCTACATAGTAACTGCCGTTAGTAGATGTATTACCATCAGTTACGGTACTTGTATAACTGTTACTACTTTCAAAAAATTCAGAAGCGGTAGTTGTATAGGTCCTAAATGACCCGTAGCTACTGTCACCAGCACCATGATCTGCTGCCACGATATTAAAATTATGATCATATTGAAAATATCCACCACCACCAGTGTGATGCATTGAATAAACAGTGAAACACGGTTGAGAAAATGGGTTTATAGTTTTTTGTTGGGATGCAACCGATGCGGTTGTTAACTTGCGAGCCATTAATTTGTCCTATTATAGTAATTGTTCAGAATTATCAAGCGTTTCCGTCAATACCATATGCTACTGCAGAAATTCCAACTGCCGACGACCAAATTTGAACGGCATTTGTTTCATCAACAACAATGCCGGTTCTTTCAAGAACACCGTTTGCTGGTAAACTAACACCATATTCAATATGATCAGCATCTCCTACGGTTGTTGTTGCTGCTAATGCAAGTCTGATAGTAATAGCACCTGAAGTTCTATTACATACATTTACTGTACATACTTTTGTTTTACCTGAACCTGCTACGGGAACTAAAGTTTCCCAAGTTGAGGCGGACGCAACGTCCACCTTTGCATATACTCCTGACGCCATGTTAATGCTCCTTGTTAGATCTTGCTTATGGTGTTATGATTATTTATAATTACATTGCAGCAATGAAATAACTAATAGCGGTTATTTCAGTGGTTGCGTTATCAACGTATGTCTTGACTGCCAACTGAGTTGGAACTGATATATCATCAGCAGATCCACCAGCAAGAGTAACATCATTGTCAAATGATTTACCCAGTACTGTAGTTTCAGTTAGAACCGAAGTTCCACCAACGTGATATTCCTTAGAAGCAGCAATATCAACATGCTCTGAAAGAACCCACTTATCACCGGATGCTGACCAAGAAATAGTCTTGTCGTTACCAGCTTTTACGGTAATACCACCACCATCGCCAGTGATATCGGAAGGTCCACCAGCACTGAATACAGCACCAGTTGCACTACCACTACCTTGGAATACAGCACTTAACGTAACTGTACTTCCATTAACAGCAGAAACTGTGTATGAACCAGACATAGTGACTGTACCGCCACCAGACGTTAATCCGACAGCAACACCAGGTGCGAGGTTAGTTGTATCACTTACATTCGTGATATCAGTTGAACCGGAAGTGATGTCACCAGTAAAAGTACCGGAAGCAACTGTACCAAGTTCAATGTTACGATCTTTAGAAGTAACAGTAACGGAATTGACCGAAGTTGTAGTTCCCTTAACAGTTAAGTTTCCTCCAATTGTAAAGTCGGAACTAACTCCAGAGAAATTACTAAGATAAGTAACGACTGCTGCCTGAGTAGGAACTTTCTCGTTACTGTTCTGCGCCATCGTGCCATCAGTTGAGAATTCGTTAATAGCAGCACCCAACTGAGCACCGATAGAACCAAGTCTCAAACTTGATAGACCAGATAGATCAAACGCAGAAGCATCTAGAGTTGCTTTACCAGTTGCCTGCTCAACTCTAAAGTACTTACCAACTGCGAAGTTACCATCTTGGTCAGTAGATACGTAGTAAACACGACCTGGACGATCTTCGTCAGTTTCCTGTGCAGGAACATTTGGTGATAGGGGAAGACCAGGCCAATTTGTATTTGCTTTGCTTCCAGTACCAACATCCAAGAAGTCGTGAGCAGTCAGGCGAACCTGAGAGTAACGATAACGAATCTTGAAGTCTTGACCATCGCCAGCAGCAATTACTTTCTCGTCAGAAAATAGTAACGTAGTAATACCAGTAGTATCAGGAGTTACTGCAGAGACAAGGAAGAATTCATTATCAACTTTAACATAATCATTTGCTTCAAAGTTGAGGTCTGCACGTTTGATGCGTAGGAAGAGTTGTGCATCCGTAGCATCTTCAATCAGTTCATCTTGATCTACAACCTTAGTTTGATAAATGCTTACTACATCACCTTGTGCGTGATTTTGTGCAACAGTTCCATCCATTGCTCTAGCAACTTCAATTTGGTCTGCAGCGACAATTGCTACAACCTTAAAGAGTTCCTGGTTAACAACAACATAACCGTTTGCAATCATTCCAGTAACATTATCAACACCCATGATGTATGGTGCTGCTTCAGTACCTGTTGAGGTTGAGTTGATAGCACCATTCAAAGTGGTTGATACAGCAGTTGCGTTCTCTGGATAGTGTATTACACTAGCAGTACCACTATGCGTTGCTGCAGTTGATCCTAGAGCGCCTCTGTTGACTGTTAGCAAACCTCTACCATCTGGAGCAGTATAGCTGGAGTTGGAGATAACGTATGAACCAGCGTCATCATTAACTCCGTTATCCTGCAATTCAACAGAACCACCCTGATCAGGACCAGCATTAAGATCTACAACAGTAAGTACGAAACCTTTCTGTCCAGTAACGGCATCGGTATTATCAACAAGAGTTACATACGCAGATGAAGTTTGTCCTGTAATTATTTCACCTTGTACAAAGGTTCCTGTAACTGGGAAGTAGTAAAGATAACCGGAAGGTGATTGATCGCTGATCAACTCACCAATTCCACCTGAAGTACCACCAACGATTCTTTCACCCGGAGTAAATCCGCCATCTTTAGGAGCACTAACATTAATTTCTAGACGACCACCTTTGATTTTACCATCAACGGTAACCTCATTCTCATCATATCCTCTAGCAATACAACCGTACTTACCATAAGAGGAGTTACCAGAAACACCACGAATTCTACCACCTCTTGTAGTGGTGTACGAAATGTGATTATAATATGTGAAGGATGAAACAATCTCTGATGAAGCACCTCTAGTTACATAGAAACCAACACCACCATCAAGGATTTGAGTATAGGAGTCAAACACCATTGACTTGTTTGACTTAGTTGTGGTGTTGTCAAAATGTGCGTGACTACCACCATCAAGGACAACACCTACAGCAGCACCACCAATTGCGGCACAGTTTTGTACATAAGGTGACTTAGTAATCGGTGAATTTGGATTAAGTCTGAAGTATACACCTTTAAGCGTTCCATGATCTGTGTTCTTATCATTTGGAGCATAAGGAACAAATCCAGACATGCCTTCAAATACCATATCTTTAATGGTATTTCCAGTAGACAAGAAGAACATCGTCGCTTCCTGGTTAGAAATACCAGAAGCAGTCGTGATATTCTTGTATGCTGCATCATTAGATGCTATTGTCATGGAACCATTATTGATTCCATCATTTGCCATATCGCAAAGAGTTTGGACTGCAGCAGTTTGAGTTGCACAATTTCCAGGATCATTGGTAATTGTGTTATCAATTACTTGATTAATGACATTACCAGTTGCACCTGTTACTGTTTCATTATTAACTACTTTAATTCCAGCATCTTTGATGATACCTAATAGAACTTGATCTTCTGCGGCAACTGTAGTGATAGCATTAGCACCACCACCAATAACAGCAGTTGCAAAAGCATGAACTCTATCATTACCACCGGATCTTACTTGAGCAGCAAGTTCTACAACAAACTCTTCCAATCTTACGCGGATATCAGCACCAGCACCAGTAGGATTTGCACTTTGATCTACAATAAATTTGTAGTATGCTTCGTGAGCAAGGAAAGTTTTGTTTGAAAGTAAAAGATTTGCAGCATCAGCAGACGAACTAGAAATGGTGTTTGTCCATTTGTCTGATGTATTCCAAGTACCACCAGTAACTTGCTGAACAGTAATAGTATTTGTTTGAGACTCTAAAACTCTAGCAGTCTTAGTTCTAGCTGAGTTGGAAACAACATCTCCATATTGGAAAGAATCTGCTGCTACGGAAAGAACTAGATTTTGAGTAGTAGAATTAAAACCTGCTTTTGGTTTAACCTTTGAAGTTCTTAGGTTATCACCAACAATAGAAACAAATTCGGGAACTACAATCGGAAGAGTTTCTTCGTAGACACCTGCTTTGAGGTAAATTGCAATAGGATTTGTTGAACTGGCTGCGTCCGCACCACTTAATGCAGCAATAGTATCGCAAGCATGTCTCAAAGTAGCAAATGATCTAGAAATAGACCTACCACTATTTGAATCCGAACCTTCTTTGGTTACGTAATAAACAGCATTAGATACGTTGTTGTTTTCCCATCTTGGCAGAATAGGTGAACCTCCAACAGTCAGAATCTGACCGCTTGCTTCTTTAAGTTCTTCTACAGTTGCAGTATTTGGATTTGCTGGCAATGCAATTCTGTTAATACCAGATGCAGATTGATACAGAAGGTCACCAGTCTCTTGTAGTACCTGAGCAGCGTCACCACCTTGAGAAACGTAGTTCCAATAAATTGCAGTAGTATCAAGTTCTGGAGCAGCTGCTGCACCAGTAGTGTTAGATCTAATACAAACGTAGGAGTTACCGTTTCTATTAACGACATCACCTAGTTGATAAACTGCACCATTATTCCATGCAGCATTCCAGTTTAGACCCTCAAGAACTAGATCCCAGAATCTTGTATTAGTTGGATATGGGATATAAGTAATGTAACCGCCACCTGCAAAAGCAAGCTCAGTACTTTCAATCGTAAATCCGGTAGTCGTAGATAACTTGACGCGGAATGATGTATTGTATTGAGGAGCAGATGTTCCAGAAAGTGTTACTAGATCACCAACACCAAAAGGTGCAGTGGCTTGAGCAACATTAAATACAACTGTTACTTCACTTCCATCACCACTGATAGTGGCGATAGAGTAAGACTCAGGAGTTGTGGTAAGTTTACATGAGTAAGCATTACCACCATACTTGACGAGATTTCCTGGTTCGTATACTTCGTTGCTATTAAAATCACCTTGTGGTAAGAAACCAGTTGAAAGAACTTTCCAATAAAGTTCATCCGTATTTGGTGCTACGTTAGTAGAATTTTGTTGTGCTGTGTATGTGTAACCACCAAAGGTTACAATGTCACCTTTTTGGTAGATAGTTGCGGAGGACCAAGTATCTTCAAAATTTAAACCTTCCGAATAGACTTGAAATTTAGTGAAGTCAAAACTTGCAGGACCAGTATGTGCCGTAGTACAACGATATACAGTATTGCCATATTTGACAAGATCGTTTAATGCATACCAAACACTAGTGGTTTGATATTCTCCACGATTTCTAAGACCTTCAGTATGAAGATCCCAATTTCCTTGGTCGGAAGAATAAAAACTAGTTTCCGAATTTGCGGAAGTGTGGTTGGTGGTACAGACATATGCGTTTGCACCGTACTTGACAATATCGTCAATGACATAAGCAGTGCTCGCCGTCCAAAGAGCGCGCCACTTAAACTTCAGTCTGCCGAGTCTAAAATCTGCCATTTTTTATAATTCCTACTTAGGTCCGTTAGTTGTGTGATCATATGCTTTATTTAGTCTTGCGACTAAGTAACCGTCATCATCAATGAAATAGGTTAACCTTCTAAAATCAAATCTAAACTGTTGATATTTATCATCAGTGTCATTTGAATATTGTCTTGCAACATTGGGAGTTGCATCCACATATTCAGTTCCTTGGAGAAAATCTTTATATTCTTCACCATCAGTTCTATGGAAATCATATACTACATCTTCTGTAGATCTAGCATTTGTGTAATGAAGCATACCGTCTTTGTCTCTGCGAAGAGCATGTACGGTAAAGTCATTTGAATTGGCAACATTTTGTTCTTGTGTTGCAGTACTTGCACTGAGATATAAACTCATGCTAAGATCCTCCAGTAAGTTCCGTCCCAAATAAGCTGAATATATAATCCAGCAACATCTAAAGCAAACGAATTATCAACATTACCAAATTTATTCAAGAATAATTGTCCATTTGTAGCATTAAGTGTGACATTATTTATAGCCCATGATGCTTTGAAGTCAACTAATTCAACCATATCACCAATCTTTGGGATAACTCCCGCAGATTCATAAGGCATAGTTAATGTAATTGCCGCAGCAGATGTATCTAAGAGATACCTAACACCACATGATAAAGAGCCGCTAGAATTAATGACTTCCCAACGAGATCGTTGGAGTTCAAATCCCCCAATAGCACTACCATCATGTACAACAGCTGTATTCTTATCTGTATCAACTGTTATTTCGGCTACAGCTCCTGTAAATAGAGCATGTTCTGCGGTCGTGCCTTTTCTAAATTGTACCTGAGTGGTCATTAGTTGTACACATTATCTTCTCAAAGTATATTTATACTTTATATAATCCAAATCTGTACATGAGGTGCCTGGAATAGATTTACTTGAACGAATGCACGTCCAGACAAACTAATGGTTCCTGATGTGACATATGGAGCTGGACTATATGCCTCGTCTCCATTATTAAATCCAAATAATCTTCCAGAACCATTATATGAATTAGTCGTAATAACGTAACTAACACCAGCAACGTCAATCTTGACGAATGGTTGCTCTGCGAATGTGAGTAACGGATCTCCAGAAGTTCCTTGAATTGTAAATTCGCCAGGAATACCAAATTCTGTTGCGGTAGTCTTCTCTGATATACGCTCTCCGATAAAGGAGAAGAGCATATCTCTTTCTGTAGGATTGAAAGTGAGAGATTCTGCTGCGCCAGATAACGTTGGGATAATACCAAATCCAACAAAGTCTCTTGCTCTGGTTGTATGAGCATTTCCACTGAGAGGAATTGTACCTTCACCAGTATGTGCGAATCTGACAAGAACTCCTGCTTCTCCAGTGGTGGGTAGGGTTCCTGTTCCAATTTCTCTAGCAACTCTCTTCTCAGTACCTTCTCCCGTAAAGGAGAATAGCATCTGTTTTTCATCTGGATTATAACTAACAGATTCTGCAGATCCACCAAGTTTTCTAAGTGAACCAGAACCAATCCAGTTAGATGTAATTCTACTAGAAGAATCTCCAACAACCTTGAATGTAATCTCTCTTTCTTCTGGATTGAATCCAACTGCTTCTGCAGATCCACCAATAGTATAAAGTGAACCAATACCAACAATACTGCGATGAGTGGTGAAGAATGCCTTGCCACTAATCTTCGTCTGTACAAATGGTTGTTCTGCAAATGTAAGTAATGGTTCTCCAGATGTACCAGAGAATGTAAATGTTCCACCTTGACTGATTTCTCTGACAAGAATTCTTTCTGTACCTTCTCCGGTAAAGGAGAAGAGCATTTGCTTCTCGTCTGGATTGAAGGTAATAGATTCGGCACTACCTGCAAGAGCAAAGATATTACCAGATCCAATGTTGTTCGGAACAAACTTCTCTGTAACAACACCAGAAATTTGAGCAGAACCAGAACCTGTATATGCACTGGTGAGATTTTCTTGACCTTCTCCAGTAATATCAACTTCAATCTGTTTGATTTCAGTCGCACTAAAGGATTCTGATGCTTCCCCGATAAAGGAGAAGAGCATTTGACGTTCATCTGGATTAAACGTTACAGATTCTGCAACACCATTGATGGCAAAGATATTACCCGATCCAATATTATTAGGAACATATCGGATGAATACATCACCAGAAATTATTAGATCAGCTTGTAGTTCTGGTGATGCAGTGAAGGATTCTGATATACCACCAATTCCGAATAGAGTACCAGTACTAAATTCAGCAATAGATGTAGTCTCTGCAATTCTCGTTCCTGTAAACGAGAAGAGCATTTGTCTCTCTTCTGGATTGACAGTAAGAGATTCTGCAGATCCAGAAAGTGTTGGGATACGACCAGTACCAACAATATCTGGAATCCAATGAGTCTTTGCTTCCTCTCTTCGTATTGTAATTCCACCTTTGGATACCCAACATGGTTGCCAATCATAAGTATCCCAATCACTGAGTATTCCTCTAGTAATTTTGATTGGTTTTTCAATACCAACATATACTTCGGTATGCTTCTCGCTTGTAATCCCTCCAGTAAAGGAGAATAGAAGTTGCTTCTCTTCTGGATTGACAGTGAAGGATTCTGCAGTTCCGGTAAATTTCCTGAGAGTACCAGAACCATGATGATTTGGTATATACCGAGTATCAGCAATTCCGGTAAGAGGAATATATCCTTCTCCTGGATAGTTTGGTATAAAGAATACACTCGTAGTGAATCCATAGTTATTGAAACTAATATACCCAGATCCAATATGTGGAGCAGGCGAATAAGATTCTCCTGTTATACCAGATACTCTAAAGAGTCCATACTGTTCTGGTAATGTGAGAGTAAACGATTCTGCAGTTCCAGTAAACTTCCTGAGAGTACCAGATCCATTGAAATTTGGAGTGTACTTATTGGTGGATTCACCAGATACAACGAATACACCAGAACCAACATAATCTGCAGATACTCTCTCGGCAAGATTGTTGAATGTGAATAGATCACCAGATCCAATATATGGAGCAAGTGAATAAGATTCTCCTGTTATACCAGATACTCTAAAGAGTCCATACTGTTCTGGTAATGTGAGAGTAAACGATTCTACAGCACCAGTAAACTTCCTGAGAGTACCAGATCCATTGAAATTTGGAGTGTAACTATTGGTGGATTCACCAGATACAAGAAGAGTTCCGCTGCCAACAAATGATTGCTGCCAATCAAATGTATCAAAGTCAGATAATGCTCCTCTACGGAACCTGAATAGATATGCAGGACATAGAACACCAGTTCTACCAAGTATGTGACCGTAGTCATGTAGACCATCTGGTGGTTCGGGTATTAGATCATAATCGTAGAATTCTGTGGCGGATCCAATTGCATTAGTTTCAATTCTATATGTGTTGTCAATAGAAGCAGTAGTACCAGGCTCAACCTTAACAATACAAGCTTGTGTTGTTCCAGTAACATTTCCTTGTATGATTTCAATATTGAGGCATACACCTTGTAGGAATCCATAATCATAATCTGGAATATCTCTACAGATACCACCATCATATGCATACGTTCTTGCTTCTTCTTTACTATTAAATCCGAATAGGCGTCCAGATCCATGATAAGCATGTAATCTAAGTAATTCACCACCACCAATTCCAAATAGATTTCCATCCCCTTCAGTAGAAATACATATTCCAGGATCTCCAGATGTTCCAACAAATGTGAAGATTGGTTGTTCGGTTGGAGGAATTGTGGATATGGACTCTGCTGTTCCTGTATATCCAAATAGAATTCCTTCTCCAATAATACCAATTCCAATTCCAATTTGAGACTCACTGCGGAATCCAAATAAACCATCACCAGGTTGTAATAGACTGAAGTTAGTCTTAGAATCACCACCAACTTTGATAGTTCCTGATCCAATATATGGAGCAAATGAATAAGATTCGTCTGTCTTACCAGATACTCTAAAGAGTCCGTGACCATAATAACTTGGAGCGAATGCAACATCACCAACTCCAAAGATGTCAATCTGACCGTAGATACATGCAGGCAATCCTTGTCTTGAAGTTCCAAGAATATGACCATGATCAACCAGAGGCGAAGCATTCTCTGCAACAAATCCATAATCCAGAGTGGAAGATGGAACTGTATATTGTGGAGTAATGGTGTAGGTAACACCAGGATCAACTGCTAACGAATTGAGTACCTTGGTGCATCCAGTTGTAGATGTGGTGTCTGTAGAAATAACACCGCCAACATCAACACAAGAAACTGCATTCGGATCAATAATGAATCCGTAATCTGGTTCTGTAAATGGTGCAATAGAGCTACAGTTATAACTGTAAACCTTGACTTCTTCAAGGTTGTTGAATCCAAAGAGTCCACCAGAACCAGCGTAATCATATACAGTTCTTTCAACTGCAGTTTGTAGAGTGAATAGAACACCACTACCAATCCAGTTAAGATTGAATGCAAACGTTGCTTCTCCAGTAAAGGAGAATAGAAGATCTCTTTCGTCTGGGTTGAAGGTAACAGAATCTGCAGCGCCACCAAGTTTTGGAATCGTTCCCGATCCATGCCATCCGAGAGTGAAATTGAAGTTTGCGAGAGTTCCATGGATTCTTGCAAGTTGCCCACCACCAGGATGAAGCAAGCTAAAGTTTGGAACACTTTCTCCATGTAAAGTTCCAATAGTTCCAAAGATTGGAATAGTAACATCAAGAGGAACAGTTGCTTCACCTGTAAGTTTGCTGATGTAACCCTCAGCAATATATGTGGGTTGCAACTTGGAAGTTACTGAACCACTAATCTCAATCTCACCGTAGATGCAACCAGGCAATCCTTGACGTGGAGTATCAAGAATATCTCCAAAGTCTGCGAGAGGAGATGCAGGAAGTGGTACTAATCCATAATCTAAGATATTGGATGCAATAGTATTCTGAGGTCTTACAGAATAAGTAACACCCGGATCAATTGTTAATGTATTAAGTACTTTGATACATCCAGACGTTGTTGTTTCGCTCGTAGAAATAACACCGTCAACATCAACACATGCAATTGCCCCTGTGTTGATAATAAATCCATAGTCGTTTTCTGGGAAAGGAACGATAGAACTGCAGTTGTAATCGTATACTTTCTTCTCTTCCAGATTGTTGAATCCAAAGATTCTTCCAGATCCAACATAGTCATATACAGTTTTCTCAACTGCAGTTTGTAGAGTGAATAGAACACCACTACCAATCCAGTTAAGATTGTAAGTAAACGTTGCTTCTCCAGTAAAGGAGAATAGAAGATCTCTTTCGTCTGGGTTGAAGGTAACAGAATCTGCAGCGCCACTAAGAGTTGGAATAAATCCATCACCAAATATACCAACACTGATTCCAATCTGAGATTCACTATGGAATCCAAATAAACCATCACCGGGTTGTAGTAGACTAAAGTTGGTAATAGAATCGCCACCAAATTTCCTGATGGTTCCGGAACCAAATACAGTAACATCAAGAGGAACTCTAGCTTCACCAGTAAGTTTACTGATGTATCCTCTGGATATCCAGTTGGGTGCAAAATTACTAACAGATTCACCTGTAATATCAATGTGACCATAGATACACCCTGGTAGTCCTAGACGTGGAGTACCAAGAATATCTCCAAAGTCTGCAATAGGAGCTGCGTTCTCTGAAGTTAATCCATAATCTAAGATATTGGATGCTATAGTATTCTGAGGTCTTACAGAATAAGTAACACCCTGATCAACTGTTAACGAATTGAGTACTTTGATACATCCAGACGTTGTTGTTTCATTTGTAGAAATAACACCATCAACATCAATACATGTAATTGCTCCCGTATTGATAATAAATCCATAGTCGCTCTCTGGGAAAGCAACGATAGAACTGCAGTTGTAATCATATACTTTCTTCTCTTCAAGATTATTAAATCCGAAGATTCTTCCAGATCCAATATAGTCATATACAGTTCTTTCAACTGCAGTTTGTAGAGTGAATAGAACACCACTACCAATCCAGTTGGGATTGAATGCAATCTCTGCTTCTCCAGTAAGGGAGAACAGAAGATCTTTTTCGTCTGGGTTGAAGGTAACGGAATCTGCAACGCCACTAAGAGTTGGAATAAATCCATCACCAAATATACCAACACTGATTCCAATCTGAGATTCACTATGGAATCCGAATAGACCATCGCCAGGTTGAAGTAGACTGAAGTTGGTAATAGAATCGCCACCAAGTGCCTTGATGATTCCTGAACCAAATACAGATACATCCAGAGGAACACTGGCTTCACCAGTAAGTTTACTGATGTATCCTCTACTTGTCCAAGTTGGTAAGAACTTATCTGCCGCACCATTATGTGGATCAAACGTAAATAATCCAAACGGAATGAGATTACTTGTCGTTAATATTTCACCAAAGTCTACCTGTGGTGCAGCAGGTTCTGATATCAGACCATAATCAATAGAGCTAGTTGGTTGATGGGATCCCAAACTAACTTGATACGTTGCATTAAGATCAACAGTAGCAGTTGTTCCTGGTGCTACATTAATTGCACATTCTGTAGATTGACCACTAATAATACCAGATAGAATTTCACTACTAGCAGGATCACATATACTAAGATATCCATGATCATATTTTTCAAAGTAAACAATAGCATCGTTTACATATGAGTTTGTATGCTTCTCATCAGAGAGTTCTAAAAGTTCTGGTTTTCTGCTAACCAGTTTAAATCCACCAGATCCAGCGAACGCATTTGTAGCGCGTTGCTGTCCGCCAGAGAAGGTGAATAGATTTCCAAATCCTGTTTCATGTACAAGAGTAATATCTCTTGCAGCACCTGTAACCTTGCTGATATATCCGCTACTAGTCCATATTGATACGAATGCATCATCTGTACTTGCAATCGTAAATAGAGTACCAGAACCAAATACGCCAACACCAATACCGATGGGCGATTGTCCGAGTACAGAGGTACTTCCAACACCATCGTGCTTCGGAGAAAATACCTCTGTGATTGTACCACTAAGACTAAGATTAAGACCTTTGACTTTTCCGTCAACGATATAACCGTATACTGCTGGCGCAGTCTGTTTACCAAAGGTAAACGCAATTCCTCTACCTTCGTAAGTATTAGTCGCTTTCCACGAAGCGGCATTAAGAGTTTTAAAGAATCCAAAGGATTCTAGATTGCCACCATGAACGACACGTCCATATTCAACCTGTGTTGCATTAAGGTCTGCAACTTGACCATTATTTATTGTTGTTGTTGGTGCGAGGGACAATCCCCCAAAATCAATTGTTTCAAATACATCAAGAAGACTTGGATTGTAAGAATAACAATGCCTATTTAAGCTGCCCAAAGATAAGCTGGTAATATTGAAAATACCAACTGAAGAATCTATTCCCGATATGAATGAGAATACGGACATAAACTACGAAGCACAAAAAAGGGGGATTGCAATGCAACCCCCAAAAACAAGATAATTAAAAACTGGGTCTTTAATATATAGGGTCAGTCTAGACTTACGTTTAGAGTTACTTTAATCTGGTCACCGTCGTTTTGAATCGCGTATGGACCGTTTGTGAATCTTTCAGCAAAGAAGATACTTGAGAACAAAGTCGCATCACCTGTTCCCTGCAAAGCAGGAGTTGTAGTGAATGTAGAATCTGTAGGAGTCTCAAATACAGTATAGTGTGCCGCAGGAACACTACTAGTTGTGCCTTGTGCGATGTAAATAACATCACCAGGATTTAAATTATGATCAACAGCAGAACCACCAGGATCTGATGTTACAACAGAGAAATCAAACAGAACAGAATCGTTAGTGTTTGATACCTGAATGTTGTCAATTAGGTTATTACTCAGATAAACGCGAGGACCGATTTCACCAGTCTTAGTTTTATAATCAATACCGATAATAGTTGTGCCTGCAGTAATACCATTAGGAGTTGCTGTTTGAGAAACTACTTGTCCAACAGTTAGATTCTCAGCAACATTAACTTTGAAAGTAGCAGTACCAGAAGCAGCACCTGTAAGTGCCTTATCTAGATAAATTACAGTACCAGAAATACCAATAACACGTGTTTCTGTAGCAATACCAGTACCAGTAACTACTTGACCAGCAGCAATGTTGGTTGCAGAGTCAACACTAATTTCATAAGTACCTGAAGTACCAGAGTTAATAGTTGGTGTTATGTCAACATCAAGAAGATTGATGAAATCGTTACCAATAGTACCCCTACAACCAGTCTTAGTGATTTGTCCACCAGTAGCAACAGATCCACCATCAACAACACCCTGAAGTGTGACAGGCATATTGTTTGCACGTGCTAGGTAGTAACCATAAACGTTACCAGCAGCAGCGTCAAATGTGAAAACTTGCTCTGGATACGAAGCAGTTGTACGACCCCTACCAAAAGAAACAGCAGTTGTGCTCAATCCTGCAGATAATTGCTGACTCAATTCAAGATCTGTTCCTTGAATGTCAACAACATAAGTGTTTGTAGGAATGCCAGCACCCTCAGCATAGTCACCTTGCTTAATGTCTGCTGCCGAATCAACTGTAATAGCATACGTTCCAGATGTTCCTGTTGCAGTAGTCGTATGGACCGCAGATACAGTAGTATTAATATCCCAACGATTTCCGTTTAGAAGAATACCATACTGTTCTTCAAAATCTTGATTCTCCTCAGTTCTATTATTCTCAACCTCTGGATACCCTGTTACGGGAGCAGTGCCATATCCTGTAGCATTACTAGCATCATAGGGTTCAAAATAATTAGCTGCCGATGGAACATCCGCCTCAGCAGGAGTGGTGTTACTCGTAAATAGTTTTAGGACTAAATTCCTTGGGATTTTATGAGTCGCGTTCAGAAGCGTCCGTAGCGAATCAATTTCACCCTGGTCTGTGACTAGAAGTGCCATCTAAGTTTTCTCCAAAAATATCTTCCTTATGATAAAGTTATTTATACAATGGTTAGAGTGCCAGTTTCACCGAAACCAAACATCTCTGTATATTTATAGCGTAAATAACTTCAAACTGTAGAATATCGCCAGCATTTAAGGTTCTATTCCAAGACGAAAGTGTTGTATTAGTATTTGTTCTTGCTGTTGCTCCAGTACTTATGTTACCCAATTCCGGTCTTTCTGTACCACAGATTGAAGAAAAATTCGGAAAATTTGCATAGTCAACTTTTCCGATATCAAGTTGAATTTGACTATCTTTGTCTGCAATAATAGTCCAAGATTGAATTTCACCAGTAACATCAAGAGTCATTTCTCCTTTTATACCAGATGTCATTGGAGCAGAACCTGCATCCATAATAAAATTTATTGTTCTTGTCAAATCCGCAGTTGTGGAAAGACCTACAATATAAACAACATCAGAAGATGTTGGGGCAGAAACAAAAATTAAATTTGTTCCACTAACACTGTAATCTATACCAGGAACTTGAATAAGTCCATTAACAGAAACAATTAACTGTTGATCATTAACTGGAGTATAAGGATCACCAGAAAGATCTATTAACGGAAATCCAGTAGTAGTTCCATCAAATACCCAACCACTAGTATTGAGTATTTCATTACCATATTGAAGATACTTACTCGGAATCTCGTAATTAACCCCAACATTATATTTCTGTTGTGGTTGAGAAAGTACATTATAATTAGAGTTTTTAACCGAAATATTATATTTTGGCATTATACTACTCCTGGTGTTACCTCAATTATCCCTTCAATAACACGTGTCTTGATACTTTGTGGAGAAGATAATACAATATCATATACATATCTTCTTGGGTTTAATGCAGCAGTTGTAGCATTGTCCAAAGAAATCTTCAAAATTCCATTGTAACGATCATCAAAACTCACAACAAAATCTGTTGAAGTACTTGAATAATAACTACGTCGCATCTTAGCTTCTGCTGTATATCCAGTCAGATTAAGTGGTGTTGAGTTGTCTTCATTCTGAATATTAAAGGTGGCATCAAAGTCCGTTCCTTTTTCCAATATTAGATTTAAGGGGATTGCTGCCATGAGGATAGAAAATTATACTTCAGGTTTAATTTCAGATTCTGGTTTTTGTTCTTCTTGATCAGGAGGAGTTAACAATTCTAGAGTTTCTAACCCACCAACTAATTTAAGTTTATATTCCTTAAGTTTGTCTAGTTGTTCAACAGCAGCAGAAATTTTAATATCTGCATCTTTAAGTTGCTTTTCAAACTCAAGTTTTAAAGAAGAAGGTTCCATAATAATCAGATTTAAATAATGACTATATTATTTAGGCATCTATTACCAGTTATTCATATATGGACCTATCATATAATCTGCTGGTTTGTTTGAAGATGGAATACCATATACCTTTACACCATTTGCATTAGCAGGATTTCCATGCTGATGCCTTTGATAAGTTTCTGGAGCAAAATATAGATTTCCATCTGGACCCAAAACACAACTCCCACCCATTTTTATATTAGAAGATTGATTATCAATCATGATTTCTCCATTTACCCCAGTATACCAAGCATCAGGAGATCCAAATGCACCACCGTTGTAATTGTAGGAATTACCCGTATCATCGTTATATTTAATTCCTGCCAACACAGGTTGAGCACCATTAATTTGCTTTATCACAATACTAGTAACAACTCCGTGAGTCATCGCTGATTCTGTCCATGTATCAGCTGCACACGTAACATAACCAGAATTAACACCAGTAGGTGTAGAAATAGTCTTAATAGATGAAGAAACTGATGGACTATAGAATGCAAGACCACCTGTGCAAACCAAAGGAGGATCAAAATCTATTTTAACTTCATCACCATCTGTGGTAGTATTACCTTGAATGAAAGTAGAGATGCTTCCATCAAACAAATTCTTTAATTCGTTATAATTTATATTGAGATCTTTATAACTACCTGTTGTATCAATAGAAACCATACTAGTATAATTTACTGGAGACACATAATCTTCAAGATGTATGATTTGATAAATGCCTTTCTCAGGATCAATCTCCAAAAGACTACTAGCACATTCGCCCGGCTTATCTCGGTAACTGTCCCAATAACCTATCTTCATATAGCTATCATATTTTGATGCATATATCTTACCATTTGCTGCTAATGTACCACCATTCCATCTTGCTGGTCTACTAAGCAGCGTATAATTACCATTGGCATCTGGTTCGGTATGACATGAGTTCCATAGAGTGGTATAGTAAGCAACACCATCATCATCATCATAATCGGTGTTAAAAGTTCCAGTATTCCATGCTTGATCTGCAGTCGTATCTAATAAAATTCTAGTTGATTTTGTGTAAACAGCACCAGCGCCACCACCACCGTAAAAGTTGTTAGCATAATTGGCAGTATGCTGTTTCATTCTATCTAAAGTTTTTGTAATAGGATCAAATTCACAAATCCATGGATAACCACCAGGAATTAAAATTAATTTTCCACTAGGAGCCAAAACCATCCCATTAAAATATCCTTGCGTATTATAAGTGGAATCTGGAAGTATACCTGATTGATCTGCCGTAGACATTTCTCCACAGAGAGATGAAGCAGTGAAACCAACCCCAGTAATGTCATGACTAGTACCATTACTACGAGGGGTATCACTAGATGAAGTTGCACGTAGTTGAGTAAGATTGCTCAGGTGAGGCATATTACAACTAGTATTATTAGTAGGATCTAAAGCAAAATAGTTCCAATCAACTGTGTCAGTAAAAGGATCAAACTTAGCAATATACTTATGATACCTACCAAGAAGATAATACATCCCATCTGGTCCAAGAGTTGCAGACTGAAACTTCTCTGTCCCTCCACCAAGCTCTTTTCTATATCCTTCATTGGTGTAATGACTACTATTATACGAAGCATCCTCAACCAAGTATACTTTGTTATTATCTTTCCTAAGTACTCCTAAATTTAATGAACCATTATATGAAGATGCAACAGTAAGGGTATATGGTGTTCCAGTGGTACTTACATTTGTTATTACATAAGCTGCATTATTTTTACCTGTTGACCAATCATTTGCTGCAGGCCAGTGTTCATCATCTGCGTCAGTTGTAGTGATATTTGATTTATCATGAGGAATCATTATCGCTCTTTTTTGAGCACCAGTTAATCCTCTCTCCCATGCATTAATGGTAGGACTTATAAACCCAACTGTATCACCAACAGCAAAACCATGATCACTATAGGTAGTAATAACTAAATCCGTACCATCGCCATTTATTATGTTTATATGATAACTTTCATTAAAAGCACCAATATTTCCAGTTCTTCTTTTTCCTATAGGTATAGTAGAACCATCAGTAGGATCTATATCACTCCAATAAGGAGTTACCATACTAACCTCGCGAGTCTTTGGATCATATTTTTTAATACAATCAGTATTTCTTGGGAAAAAATACACACAATCATTATTAGGAGCTGTCACCATCGCACACCAAATACTATCATTTACATCATTAGAAGGTTGTGGCCCTGAATACCATGGAACATCTCTACCTTTAACTGCTTGACCAGATCCTTGGTTTTCACTACCCTTCCACAATTCTTGCCCAGCTGGTAATTTGACATTATCTTCTAACGCTGGTACATCAGATTCGTCAACAGCAACAACAGTGATATATGCATTATTATCCCCACCAAGAATTCTAAGTCTATCGCCTACTTTATAACCTCCACAACCAGCATAAGTCCCCACGTGATTCATCCTAACACCAATATCAGGATGATTCGCATTGCTCACTGAATCAATCGTTCCTTCAAGACCACTATACACAAGTGAATAACTGGGATTTATGTATACACCACCATTACCATCAACTCTCAAAAGTTCTACAGTAAATCCAATTCCACCGTCAGTTATAACATTATTGTTAGCATCAACATGTTCAGTCTGGTAATGTTGATTACTATCTGTATACGTTGAAGAGTCAGTATTAATAACATAGTTAGTACCAACATCAGCAACTGCTAAACTAAAACGTTGTACATAACCTCTATCACCGATCTGACGATGCTGGTGAGATTTATTGAATGTATCAATCCACTCTAACGTATTGCCGTCCTGGCAAAGATATATATTGCCATTAGGATGGGATGCACATAAACCTCCTGTAGCCCCTTCCTTCCCAAGCAAATACGCAGTTTGTGACTGTGGGTCAACCATTATATTAGATTCTGGAGTATCACCATAACCCATAAAATATATATTTCCATCTTGACCAACAGTACCAGATCCCCAACCCCTATTATAAAGGGTACTGTACTGCAATCTTGTCCTGTCGTAATATCTCCAAACACCAGCATTTAAATCGGCAGTTTTGTGTATCCCAATTTCACTCCAGGTTCCTGGCATAACTTTACCACCATCAATAGCAAATTTGCCATTAATTTGATCGGTAGTTAAAACGTGACGTAAATCTGCAAGTTGATATTGATATGCATGCTCATTTACTTTTGCCGGTGTTCCAAAACCTCTATGTATAATACTAGCCATGTTATTTAAATTACCTTAAGTATATTTATGATATGAGTCTCCATCCATATAGGTCACCACAATAGACTAATTTTACAGAACCACCATTTCTAGTAATGGCAATTGGAGTTCCATGAGATCCACCATGACCACCTTTACCAGTACCATCACCATCAGGATTATTATATGTAGATTTCATTGTAGGTACACCATGTGACGAATAACTTGATGGACTTCTTTCTGTTCCTTGTATACCTTCTTCATCATTAGGAAAAATTAAAATTGGGTTTTGAGCAGCATTACCAGAACTGCCATTGTAGTGCCAATCAACATTTCCAAGATATTCTCCAATACCAACATCTAAGATAGTTATAATATCACCCTCAGTACACGTAGACCCCAAAGGAAGTACCACATATCTTGGATTAATCGTATTAACAGCAACAACAGAATTTACATCTTTAGAAGTTAAATATAAACCCCAACCAGAAGGAGTTAATGCATCTCCACCATCATGAAGAACAAATCCATTTTTTCCAGTAAAACCTCTTCCAGAACCAAAGGCAGCATCATGTTGAACTATAGTTGCTTTATGTCCACCAGCAGTGTAATGATCCTGATCCCAGTCTGCCCCAACAAAATAAACATAATATAAATGTAACCTATCTCCCACATTATCAACTGTAAAATAAAGATTATCACACCAAAATCTATCTTCCTCATGTCCAAATATAGAAGCACCAGATCTGGACACGTGTATATTCGCACTTATGATCATTTCTTTGACTGTGCCATCTGCATTCGTACCTGCAACTGGTAAATGATCTCCACCAGGTGGGGAATAATTCACATGAGTACCATCATTAAAACCAAATTTACCATTTCCATCATACCCAATAACAATCTTTTTTAATGTATTATCGTTCCACATCGCTAAATTTGAGCTATGTGGATTACCAGTACCAGCTTCCCTTTTACCAATAGGATTTGTAAATGTTATCTTAGACCAACCACCAGCTGGTAAGTTATAACCAAGATCTGCATATGTATCAATATCTCCGTCAAATGCATATGAAATTGGATGATCGGGATTTCCTGTTCCACCCTGAGAATCACTATAGGTTGGAAAATCTTGTGGATAAGTACCAACATCAGTTAATCCATAACCAGCATGTCCAGATCCTGATGAGTAGATATTAGTAAAAACAGCACCAGTTTTTGGTCCCATCTCCCTCGTAATCCTACCAGATTCAAAAGTGCTACTAACATTACTTGTAGAAGCAGCAGCAGCAGCAGTCCATTCAAGACCATCAGCAGCAGTATTAACTTTTAAGTATTGACCTGGATTACCGAAAGAATTTGGAGTATCTGATAATCCGGTAAATGTAGTAACTCCACCACCACCAGAATCATCAGCAGCAGGCACCCAAGAAGTACCATTATATTTTAAAATATTTCCATTAGCTGGCGCATTAGTAGTGAGATCAACCTCAGTAAAACCACCAAGAGTTGTTACATATCCTTGTGTACTGTGATCACCCCATCCATGTGCAGTATTCCAATTTGTTATGTTGATATTAGTAATAGCAGCAGCAGGCGATGCCGCATAGATAGGATCAGTCTCGGTAAATGATGTTAAATATCCAGCAGCACCATGATCACCCCAACCATATACAGAATCCCAGTTAGCAATATCTGTTACATCTATTCCAAAAGAAGCAGATGCGGTAAATACTGGATCAATCTCTGAACCTGCTGCAGTCAAATATCCAGCTTGACTATGATCACCCCAACCATAAGCAGTATCCCAGTTGCCTATCAGGGTATTAGTTACATTGGAAGCCGGTGATGACGAATAAATAGGATCCGTTTCCCCATTTGAAGAAATTCCAGATCGCCAACTAACACCATCCCAAGTCCAGGTTATATTATTTGAAGTATATGTATCATTAACACTGGGGGAATTTGGAAAATTTAACGCCATTTCTAGACTACTATCTGCTTATTTTTATTTAGTTACTTGTTATAATAACCACGCGGGAATAACAATTTCCTATGAGGTCTCCTACCTCTCAAGAATCCTCCCTCCGCAGAATGATCTCCGGTTGCTCCAGCATCAATGTCTTGAATACTAAAATTGCGAGGATTACCTGCAGTGCTTGAAGCTCTACTAGTACCGGAATATGTGGGGTTTATAAAACTTGTGTTAGTATTACCAATCAATTGATTAATATCAAATCCCGATACTACTCCACCAGTTAACTGAGGTAAGTTTACGAGAACAGAATCATTAACCTCAATAGCAAAAACTACAATATAACTGTTATCTGCGATAGTACTTCCATCTGCTCCAGTTTTATCCCATCGTATTGT